AGATGCTGTGTACGCAGTGATCTGCACCTGCTGCACCTTGATCGCAGCCACCGCCACCGCGAGCACGGAGCGGTCAAAGTAGCCCCAAGGTTTTTTCACCTTAGACGCCTTACCGTTTTCGTCAACTTGGTAGTGCGGGTCGGGTGCGGCCTCGGGGCCAATAGCGGCGCGCACGTTCTGCGCGTAGAAGCCCAGTTGCCGCTCGGTGCCCATGTTGGCCTCGGGCTTGCCGTAGTAGTACCCGGGCTCGAGCGCCATGAGCATCGGGATGGGGTCCGCAATGACCCCGTCCTTGACCTTGTAGGTCTCGTCTGAGACGGAGCTGATAACCCCAGACGCGGAAAATGTTGCCGTGCCCGCGCCATAGATGTACATCTCGACAACGCCATCCTGTCGGATGCCCATGCGCATCGAGCCGGACAGCGAGCCTGCAGGGGTGGTGGTGAACGTGAGCTGAGAGGGCAGCGCCGTCGCGCTCACCACGCCGTCCACTATTGCAGTGACAGCCGCAACGCCCACGGTGCCAGTTCCTTGCGTGCCAGCAAAAGTGACGCTGCCAAGCACGTCACCGTTGTTGACGGTGGCGTTGTCTGTAACCGTGCTGCCCCGGGTTTTGATCAGGAACAAATTGGGCGCTGAAGTGTCCGCGCTGTATCGCTTGAGGAACGCATTGGCTGTAGCGTCGGGAGCCGAAACCTGCAGCTTGCCGCCATACGGGGTGGCCGAGGTGCCCGGCATGCCGATCACCATCCTGCCGCTGGTGTAGGTGTCGCCTATGTTGTCGATGCGGATGCGCTCGGTTGCTCCGGCGCCGATCAGCACGGTGTCAGCCAAGCCGGCGGTGCCCGCGAGCGACCCAATGACCGTGTTGTTGTTGCCGGTGGTCAGCGCGCTGCCTGCGCCGTTGCCCAGCGCAAGATTGTTGGTGCCGCTGAGGCTGCCGCTTGACAACGCCGCAGCTCCGAATGCCGTGTTGGTTGCAACCGCGTTGGCGCCCAGTCCCACGGTAATGCCCTGCACTGTGTGCGCCGGCAGCACCGCGTCTCGCACGATGTTGCCTGCCACCACCTCGGTGCTGACAGTGGCCGCGAGTTGCAGCCCCTGCACGATCGCCCGCAGCGCATCCACCTCGGCGCGCAGGCTGGCGATCTGACCAATCTCGTCGCGCGCGGCGGCCAGCGCGGCCTTGGTCTCTTCGATGCCAGCGTCCTCGAACGCGCTGATAGCGAGGTCATTGCTGCCCGGCCCGGTCACGCCGCCAGCGCGGATGACCAGCGACTCGAAGAACCGCACGAACTCGGGGTGCGTCACGACGTCCACGCGCTGGCCGCCGACGGTGACGGTGCCGATGGGGATGCCAGCGTGCGGGGTGGTGATTGTGGTCATGCGTCCACCGTCGCGGCGTGGATCGTCAAACTCACCGGGTCAGCGCAGCGCAGCCGAAAAACCCGGTCGCGCGCGGTGCCCAGCGCAAACCAGCGCACTCGGTGCATCCACTGCCCGATCGCGCCCAGGCTGCGCTGAAGCGGCGCCGAGAACGTGAAACCACCGTCGTTGCTGACCTCAAGCGTGATGTTGCCGGTGGTCGGGCCGCCCGTGGTGCAGGCGAGCTCGAGCGCGCGGAACGTGATCGGTTCAAAGCTCGGCGAGACCAGGTGCGGCCAGGTGCGCTCGCGCATCAGCGCTGCACCGTCGGTCGAGTACACCGTGTCGTCGAGCCGGTAGACGCCGGTGCCGGCCATCGCGTACTGCGCGCCGTCGACGTAAGTGATCGCCTCGGGCCGCCAGGGCGTCCAGGCAGCACTCACCCACTCACCACGCTCGTGCCACTGGCGGATCGACAGGTCATAGACCCAGGTGGTCGCCAAGCCCGGCGCGTTGACGCCGACGAATTCGGCGCCCGCGACGTGGTAGCTCCACATCGTGCAGGCCGACAGATCGGTCGACGCGGCGAGCGACTCCTCGACCGCTTGGGTAGAGATGCGCACCGGCTGGTGTCCGTCCATCTGGTAGACGTAGCCGCGGCCCCGGTCGGTCTGCCCGCACCAGACCAGCGCGTCCGCAGCGATGCAGGCTGCGCGCGCGCCGACGATGCCGACATCGATGGGGGTGCTGTTGTAGCGCGCAAAAGGAAAATCAGGGTCGCCGCTGTTGATCCACACCTCGGTCGACCTGGTGCCGAAAATCAGCAGCTCGCGCTTGCGCACGCGGTGCGTGATGATGTTGTCGGGTGATGCGTCAGCGCTGCTGAAATCCAGGCCGTCCAAGTCGCTCGCGTCGTCGATCGCGGTCAAATAAAACTGATCTGTTCCAGGCTCGACAAAGATGAAATACCCGTCGAGCTCGTCGACCCAGTCTGATCCGCGCCAGTCTGGATCGCCGATCTGGGCAAATGCGTTGGTGAGCAAGTTCAGGACATAGCCGTTCGCGCCGTCGACGATCACGAGCTGGTCGCGGCCGGATTTCATCGCCACGAAGCCTGCAGCGCTTGAGAGCGTGCCGCGCACCACAGACGAGCCACTCGGCGACATCTCATACAGCACATCGCCAAACACCGCGAACCACCGGCTGTCGGTGTTGTAGCTGCCCCGAAAACCGCCCGACATCGTCGCGGTGCGCACCAGGCCAGGCGCCGATGACAGCACCAGCTGGCGCGCCTCGCCCAGCCCCTCGACCTCGGACATCATCAAATTGATTGAGCGCTGCACCGCGCTCTTGCGGTCGCCGAGTGAATAACTCGGCCCGATGACCTTGATCGTGTCGCGGCTGGCCATGCGTCAGAACCCCCGCTGAATGCGCGCCACAGGCCCAACAAAGGCCCGGCCGTTGATGATCGCCGGGTTGATGGCCTGCGCGCCGATGCGCGACCTGGCCGCCTTGGCTGCGGCGGCCACCGGCGCGCTGATGCCGCCCAGCAGTGCCGGGGCCAGGCGCTCGGCCAGGATGCTGGCCAGCGCTGCCTTGTAGCCGCGGGGCATCGCGTAATCGGTGTCAAGGTCGGCAAAGTCGGCTACCACCTGGCGCGTACGCAGCGTCACCGTCTGCCCCGTCGGAACCGGGTAAAGGTAGACCGTCGTCGCGCCGTCGTGGGCGTAGTACGCTGGGTAAGTCGACAGCGCCTTGATCGATATATCGGCGTACTGCGCAATCGTGATGGGTTGCAGCGCAACGTCCAGCGTGGCGCTGTAGGCCACCGTGGCGCCCAGGATCTCGTCGCCGCTGGACAGTCCAGCCCAGGTGCTGCCCAGCGTGCCCGTGGCCGCGCTGATCGCGCTGGAGGTGGTCAGCACCTCGCGAAACAGAAACGCCTTGCTGCCATTCCACTCGTCGGTCGCGAAATTGAGCGCGTCGAGTGCCAACGCCGCCACATCGGCGTCCAGCGCCTCGCCCGGGCTCAGTCGATTCAGGCCGTGGGTGAGGGCTGCGGTGATGATAGAGCGGGCTGTGGTCATTCTTGAGCCTTTCGCGGCCTGCCACGCTTGCGCTTGACTTCGGCGGGTTGATCCGGCGCCTCTTGCGCTTGTGGTTGCGGCTCGATCGCCGCCGCCTCGACCGCCCAGCCATTGCGGATCATGCGCTGCTCGTCCAGCGCGTCGAACGGGTGGTGAAACCCGTGCTCGGGGTGGAACATGCGCGGCATCAGCGGCCCTTAGATTGGCACTTCTTCCCATAGGTAGTTGAACTGCAGGGCCGAGGTGGTGACGACGGACGTGTAGCTCGCAATGAACGAACCCGGAGGAATAATCAGAGCGCCGCCGATGTCGATGGTGAGACCTTGCGCCAGCCCGTAGCCGGTCGTCGCCAAAGATCCGATTTGCCCGAAGGTGGCAATCAGCAGCGGGGTGCTGATGGTGTCGGTGGCGCTGCCCCGAGCCAAGGAAGTCGTGCCATAACCGATCCTGCGGTCCCGAGGCGTCAGCGTAGCAGTCAACACACCCGTGCCGCCCATCAACCCGATGGTGGCCGCAGCGCCAACGGCGAACTGCGCCACCTGGAACTTCAGCAGCACCAGATTGACGCCAGATCCGGCCGGGTTGGAGATGCCCAAGCCCGTCCAGGTGGTGGCCAGCGCTGCGGTGGTCGTCACGGCCGTGCCTTGGGTGCAGATCGAGAACAGGTTGCCCCGATAGGCTTGCTCGTAGTGGCCGCCGTGCAGATCGGAGACAAGCGTTTCGCCTTGCCGGCCGCCGCGTGCGGTGAACGCGTTTGCGTCGCCCTGGGCCTGCTGACCCGCGATGATTTGGTTCAATGCCATGATGGTTTTCCTTCAGGTTACTGAAACGATGTCGTTGAGGATGTTTTGCGGGTCTTCGTAGGCCGACCCGACAGTCTGGTTTGCCATGAAGTGGGTGATTGCCTTGAGTTCGATGAGGATGTTGAGCAGCAACACCTGATCCAACGGCAAAGAGACCGCATCGTTTGGGATGTAGGTCTCGAACGCCTTTGACTTCGCGTTGTAGAGCTTGAGTGCCATGACTTACCTTTTTACTGAGCAGCCGAGCCGCCCGGTTGGCGAAGCAAGAATTGGTGGAAATTGCCGCGATACACCTTGTCTTTGGTGTGGTGGTCAAGGTTGATGTCGGGAATGATCCAAATCTCGCCACACTTGTCGCGGTAGCGCCTGGCGAAGCTGTAGTCCTCTCCCCACCAAATGCGCTCATGCACGCCGTGGTTGAACAGATCGACGCTGCTGTGGTACTGCGGGCCGTAGCACAGTTCCGGGTAGGCCAGCATGAACTGATCCACCGCGTGCGGCGTGACCTTGAGGAACCCGGCCGGGATCAGCTTGCCCCGGATGGCGCCGTCCGATGCGCGGACCTGCGGCCGATGCTGGGCGTCCGTCTCGATGGTGCCCATGTACTCCTCGGGCTCGATCTTCGGACGGTACGTCCCCGCCACCACATCGCCTTCAGTCTCCAGCAGCTTGAGCATGTCCTCGGGACGCCACGCCATGTCGTAATCCAAGAACACGACGCAGGTCGGCTTGACATCCAGCGCAGCGCGCAGCATGTTGGCCCGCGCCGCGCTGATGTAGGGGCAGTTCAGAATCTGCACCAGACCATGCGACCACCCAGCCGCCTCGATCACCGGCAGCGATGCCTCAAGAGACGCGATGCAGGCATCGAACGGTCGCCCGACAATGGGGATGCAGAACACCACCTTCTTGGCGGTGCTGCCGGTCATCTTGACCGGGGCCAGAATCGCAAGGGCTGCGTCAGGGTTAACGCTCAAGCCGCGCCCTTCCAGAGCCCCAGCGCGTTGAGCGTGGCAGTCACTTCAACGATCCACGCCGTCAAGCTCGCCGCGATGGTGATGTTGCTGGACACGCTCACGACGCTGTTGGCTTGAATCGCCGCCGCTCGCTGCGTGATCGGGGTGGCACCGTAGAAGCCGGCAGAACTGCCGGATGCGGTGCTGAAGGTAGAGAGGCCAGTAGCCACCCCGCTGTCGATGTCTGCGGTGCTGTTCGCAACGCCAAGAGAACGTCCCATGTGGACCCCCTGTAGAGATGGAAGAAGCGGGCCGAAGCCCGCCGCAGGTTAAGCCGCGCCCTTCCACAACCCCAAGGCGTTCAACGTCGCCGTCACCTCCACGATCCAGGCCGTGAGGCTGGCCGCGATGGTGATGTTGGACGACACCGACACCACGCTGTTCGCCTGGATGGTGGCCGCGCGTTGGGTGACGGGGGTCGCGCCGTAAAAAGCCACTTTGTCGGTGGCGGCGCCGCCAACTTGGCAGCCGTCGTCGGAGCCGTAATCGAGTCGTTCGTAACTGGGCATGATGGCTCCTTGAGGTTAAGCCGAGGCCGAGCCGATGATCCGGCTGGCCCATTCGGGACGGAGGGCGGCGAAGCCGTACAGGATGTCGATCCGCATCAGCATCTCGTCGTTGCGGATGTCCGAGGCTTTCCAGACCCGCATCGACAGGCCGTCCTGCACCCGACGTGCGCAGGTATCGGCGTCACCCATCAAAGGCAGGTCCGCAGTGATGAACTGAAACGCCTCCTTGTGGTAAGCGAGCTGCTGGATGTAGCTGGTGCTGGCCGCGCCGACAAAGGTCGGAACGAGCGCCGTGCTGTCGAAGTACGTGGTGGCCAGATCAGCGCCGGAAGACGAGCAGACGTTTTTCTTGGCGCCGGTCAGGTTGAACGCAGGCGACACAGCCAGCAGCGTTGTCGACGCCGTGACCACGGTGAACTGCTGCAGCCGCCCCAGGCTGGCCTTGGTCTCGGGGTGGCAGGCGTAGACGCCTGGGATCGTGAACACAGCACCCACCGCAGGAGCGGCCGCCATCGACGCCAGCGTGACTGCCGTACCGCCATCCGTCACTGCGGCCGATGCGGCCAAGGTTCCGGTCACGTCCGAGCCGTTGGTGAGGGTCCACATGCGCTCGTTCTCGTACCAGTCGAAGCCCGAGGTCCGGCCGATCATGCCCTCGCGATACTGTTCCTTGATCTGGCTGGAGTCTTGGAACAGACCCTTCAGGCCGTTGACCATGCCGCCCATCGTCACCGAATCGACCTGCAAAGCGCGCATGCCGTCCTTCGGCGCCAGGCCCTGGTTCATGAGCGCGCGGGCCGAGCCGAACGCCGCCAGGTCGGTCAGTGCGGTGCCTGCGGTTCCGGCGCAGTTGTAAACCTGCTTTGTAGCGTAGGCCAGGTAATCGGACTCGATGCCCGACACCAGTACCTTGACGGCAGGCTCGATGTAGCGCTTGGAGAACTCGTCGATGGACAACGCCAACTCGACGCTGTTGAAACGCATGTCAACGTGATCCTGAGTGGCCACGGTGATGCTGGTCGCCGATTCGGACTGCTCTTGCACATCCATGACCCGCGAGCCCTGGGTGCGGACGTAGCGGTTGGGTCTGCGCACGCGCAGTGCGGTGCCGATCTTGGCGCCAGTGCGGCCGAACGAGTCGTCGTATTGGCGGTCAGTAGTAGAAATGAACTGTGTGGTTTCGTGCGCGACGCGGAGCGACTCTCGCGTCACCTCGTCGATAGTCAGGAGCGTATTGCTCATGGTGTTTCCTTCCTGCGCCTCTCGGCGTTAAGTCGTTGAACTAGCGGCGCTGTGCGATCTGGCGTTTCCGAAATGCCGCGTACTGTGCGTCAGTCATGTGTGGGGAGTAGCCAGTTGGTGCAGCGCCTTGTCCGCGCACCGCCGCGGGCGGGGTTGCGGCTTTGGAGGGTTGGGGCTTGGATTGCTCGCTCAGTGCGGCCAGCTTGGATTCGAGCTTGGCCACCGCACGCCCGACTTGGATCGGAGACATGCGAGAGAGGACATCGGCCTCGTCGGCGTTGTCCGGGTCTGCGAGGTACTCGATCAGCGCTTGCGGCCGGTCGCTCTCGAAAATGGCATCGGCCACGGGTTTGGGCCGTCCGGTGCGGTCTGCGAGACCGCCCACTGCTTCATCGAGATCTGCCGCCATCGCGTCGAATTTCTCGGCGCCCCAGGCTTTCGACAAGCTGCTTACGATGCCCCGGCGTTGCTCAATCTCGGTCTGCTGCTGCGTGATCGTCGGGGCCAGCCTGCTGGCCTCCTGTTTGATCAATGCGGCAATCTCGGCGCGAGAGAGCGTTAGGGTGTCGCTGTCGCCTGTCTGCTGAGTGTTTATATCACTGTTGGCGTTGCCGCGCAAGCGTGCTAACTCGTCACGCAATTGGGCTGCTTCGGCCTTGGCCTCGGCGGCCTGGCGAGTTTTGCGGTCGATGCCGCGCTGCATGCGCATGCGCTCGCGTTCGGCCTCGGTTTTCTCGGGCTTGGTGTCGGGCAGCGGCTCGTCCGCCCCGTCAATCGCTCGGTTTGCATCGGTCAATGCCTTGCTGGCATCGGTGTCTGCCGCTGCGGGTTCATCCGCTGGTGGCAATACGGGGTCGTCGTTCAACAATCTACGTCCTTCGCCGGCGCATCGCTGCGTTAGGCATTGCGGCCACCTATTAACCGGGTGGTCTGCGGGTCAAATTCACTTTTGAGGCGCCGATCACCCCGTACTGGCCAGCGGCGGGGATGGTGACTCGGGTCATGTCAAGGTGGGATTGGGTGGAGTGGTAAAGCGATTGGGGATGGGATTACGCCATATCGACTTCAGCGCAGAACTCAGAGAACAGCAAATTACGCGCCGATCCTGACGTGACTAACTCAGCCACTGCTGCGCACAAGGCCTCAAAATTCACCAAACTAACGTCGGTGGTCGCCGATGGAGACGCAATGCAGTTGTGAAAACACCAGATTGTCGAGCGCCCAAGCGCCGCAGCCTGCTGCATCTGTAGTATCTTTCGGCTCAGATTGCCCGCCTCGTCGCCCGAGTTATACCCGTATCCGGAGTCAATGTGGTGTCGCCGCTGCTTTTTGGTCCACTGGTTTATCAGGATACCCGCACCGTTACCTGACGCCAGTCGCGCATGCGTGATACCGGCAAGCGTCATGCCATCCTGCACGGTCGTGTTGCCTCGGGCGCTTTGATAAATCCCCTGTGGGTATGCGTATAGGTTCTCAGAACCGTTCCGAGCCAAACCGTTATTGATCACATACGAGCGATTGACATTTATGTCAGCCGCAACTTCTGCGGCCGTGCTGTAAACCGCCAAGTTGCCGCCCCCTGCCGGGTTGCCGTGGACGCCGCATTCATGGCCGCGCGCATACGCATCCTGCAACTGGGGCAACGTGCAAAATCCGCCAGCACCAATCAGCGGCGCAATAATCATCTGCGACAGTCTTAGCCCATATTTTTCCATGATAGGCAGCATTGCGGTGTACTGCGTATCAACACCGTCATCGGCCGTGAATACGATATTTGGCAGGGCTGACGCCTCATCCGCCCACACCCCGGCCAATTCCACGCTGGTTAGCTGCCCGACCTGTGATGTGAACCGGATGCTACACGTCGTCATTGTCGTTCCGGCATGCGTCGGAGTGCCTCCACTCACACCCCAGCGCCGCTGCAATGTATCCGCGCTCAAACCCGCCCATGCCCCCTCTACATTCGGGTCGCATGTAAACACATACCAGCCGCCATAGCCCCCTGCTCCGTTTTGCGCGCCGGTGGAAAACGTCAGGCCGCAGGTGTAATAGTTGGTCAGTGCGTTGTCACCCAAATACACAACAGCCGACAAAAATGTCGCCGGGTCCGGAACATACATCAATACGTGGAGGCGCCCATTGGGGATAACGCGGCTGAATGTCGGCGTGGGTATCGACATCCATGCCGACCCGGCACCTTGCTCCATTCTCACCACCGGTATGCCGTCGCGGGTCGTATAGGTTGTCGTCGGCAGCGCCCCGGCGTTGCGGGCGATCGTGCCGTGATTTGCCGCAGCCCGCGGGTAGGCCATCAGCGGGTATCCGACGCGGCGCGTTGCCAGCAGGTTGCCGTGTACGGGGAGGCCAGCAGCAATCCCGCTCCCCGACACCAGCGCCTGCGTCGCCGCGACCTGGGCCTGCGTGAGCGAGTAGCTGTTGACGGTGTAGTCGCACGATCCCGCGGTCATCGTCAGTGTGATCGACCCCGGAACGCCAAACGGTCCGAAGGTGCCGTTTTGCACCGACAGTGGCTGGTTGTTCACGAGCTTGCCCGACAGCGACGTGAACACGATCGTGCCTCGCCCGCCGGTGCTCATCGTCAGCGTGTCGTGTGGCCCGACGTCAAACGTCGCGCTGGTGGTGACTGTTGTGCTCATTGCGTGATTCTTTCCCCGGGCTCAACGCCCTCTTGCTGCTCAAATTGCGGATCTTCGGCCTGCTCATGCGGCGCTGCGCCATCGGGCGCCTGCATCGGAAATTGCTGCGGTTGCCATGCCTGTTCACCAGGCTCTTGAAATCCTGGCTCGCCAACCATCGGATCTGGCTGGCGCATCATCTGTTCGATGGTCTGCACCACAAGTTGCTGGATCTGCGCGGGGTTGATCGCGTCCTTGAGCCCAACAAGGCGTTTTGTCTCGGCGTCGTAGGCCTTGATGTTGGCGTCGTCCTCGGCCTGCTCTTTCTCGGCCTTGAACTGATCCGACTCCTGCTGCGCATCGTGCGCATGCTGGATCGCCTCCTGCAGCGCTTGTTGCGTCTGCTCCAGCTTGGCCATCACCTCTGCCAATTGCGGTTGCTTGTCGGCGTCGGGGTTGAGGATGGCCTGCACCGCGGGCGGCGCCATCGCAGCCAGCACCTGCGCCAGCTTGTCGGCGTTGGGGATGTCGAGCGTGCCGGCCCAGATCGGAGCGATCGCCGGTGTCAACGCCGGGTTGCGTGCCATCACCTCGCTCAAAGCGGCCTGCGTCTGGCTGCGCTGCGTGCTGTAGCTCGCGCCCACCACCACGCGCATGTCGTACTTGCCCACAGCGGGGTTGATGCTCAGGCCCTGATCGGTCTCGGCCACCGCCTGCTGCTGTCCGGGGTCCATCGTCACCTGACTGGGGGAACCATCGAACGACAGGATCCGAGCTTGCCGCTTGGTGTCGATCAGGCGCGGGACCATCTCCATCACCAGCTTGCCCACCTGGCTCAATCCGGCGCTCAAGTGCGCGGGGAAATGAGCGGTGGCGGCCTCGCCCTGCTGCTTGCGGCTTTCGATGGCCACGCCGCTGCTCTCATTGCTGGGCGCTCCCAGGCTGGCCTGGTACATGCCTAGGCTGGCCTGGATGTCGTGGATGGCTTGCTGCGCGCCGGCTACGTGATTTTGCAAGTTTGTCGACTGCTGCGTGCGCTGCGGCGCGGCAATCGGTGCGCCGGTATCGTCCACGTCGTGGTAGGGCAGATAGGCCCGGCTGTCGACCGATGCGCGGTCCCACAGCGCCTCAAGACCTCGCACCGCGCGCACCGGTAGCGTCCACGGAGATTTCGGCGCCTGGCCCATGAACACATGCATCTCGCTCATGTGGTAGTTGTAGCTGCGCTGGGCGTTCATCGCGCGCCTTGGCACGCCGCAATACTTCATGCGGCCGTTGGCCCAGCCCACATAGCCGTAGACCGGCACGATGCCGATCGCGCTGGCCGGGTACGGTGCCGGGTTGCCCTCGGCGTCACGGCACTGGTCGAGCACGTCAACGCCCGACATCGTGCGCCACCACACCACTCGCTCTGTGCCCTTGACGATGCCCGTGACCTGCAGCGCCGTGCCCGCGCGCTGGCATGCTAGGTGATAGTCGTCCTCAGACAGCGCCATCTCGCCGCCGTCAACGCCGATGCAGGTGACGGTGCTGGACTTTCGATCCTCGGCGATCCAGCCCTCGGCGATGTGGATCGACTCGCGGTTGTCGCTGATGGTTGCTTGCTCGCTGTCGCCGAACGAGATCTTGTCCTTGCCTGGCCAACGCCGCTCGAATTCCCGGTGGCTCAGGGGCAACAGCAAAAATCCATAGGTCGCATCAGAGCCGTCCAGCTCAACGCTCCACGGATCGAGCACCACTTTTAGCGGGTCGCCCTCGGATGAGATGCGCGGCTCTTGGTAGTTCAGGGCCTTGTTGACGTACTCGGGCTTGACGATCAGGTAGCCCACGCCTGCGCGGGCTGCGCTGGTCAGCGCTCGGGTGTAGTGCTGACCAGCGCGTGATGAGTGCTCGATGTGCCGGAAAAACCCGTCCAGCTGTTCGGCCGCGCGCTTGTCGGATCCGCCGCCGACCGGGATCGCATGCAGGCTGGGCGGCTGCTTCTGGATCTGGCCTGACACATTGGCGACGTACTGGCCGCACTGATCGAACACCAGACAAGGCCGCGCACCGCCGGGGTCGTTCTCGCGCTGACCCTTGAGCCCCTTCTCCCACTGCTGCGGGTCGCTTGGATCCGAAAACTCGAGATCCTCGCCCATCTGACGCCGCTGGTCCGCGGTGGCATCCATCGCGTCCTTGTACAGCTCCTGCGCGTCTTTGACGACATCAGCCATGTGTTTGCTCGGCGCCTCACGGCGTTAGATTCGTTAGATTCGTTGGTCAGGCTCGATATTCCTGGCCTGCGCATATTGGGGCGCACGGTAACACCGTTCGCCGTGGATGTCAACAGTTACAGCCTCGATCCTTGTGCTGCGCTCTTGGTCCAGTCGTAAGCCGCCACCACGCCGCCGGCCCGCCGGGCGCCCTCGCAGGCATAGCGCAGCGCGTCGATGACGTGGTTGTTCTTGTCCTCGAGAACCGGGATCGGCTTGCCCGTGTCCTTGTCTCGCTTGTAGGCATAGGTCGACAGCTCATCAATCGTGTGCTGGCAGCGCGGGTGAACGATCACTTCCAGGCCCTGCAAAAAGGCCACGCCCTCCTCGACACTCTTGGCGCCCTTGATGGCCGAGGCCATGCGCGGGAAGCCGTTGCGCTTCATGTAGCTGATCGTCTCTGGCCTGGCCGAATCTGCGGTGATCGGCCAGCGCTCGGACTCGGGGACCGACATGAACAGCTCGGGCAACCGATCGATCTCGCAGCCCACCTCGTAGGCCTCGTTGTCGACGTAAAGCTTGCGGCCCACGATGTAGCAGCGCACCAGCACGCTAGGGTCAATGGCAAAGCCCCAGTCGGCGCCGTAGCGGAACAGCGCGCCGTCGGCGCTGTCGAACTCCTCGATGCGCCAGTTGCGAAACACCAGCGCGTCGCCGGCCTGCTGATACTGACCGAGCCAGATGTGGGCGTACTTGGCCGGGTCGCGGCTGCGCTTGTCGTGCTCCATCTCGGCTCGCAGCACGTCCGGGAACCATGGGTTGTCGGTGTAGTTCGCCTCGACAATGATCGCGTCCTTGGGCGGATGCTCGCCGCGAAAAAACAGATCAACCGCGTCGGTGGCCTTCTGCGGGTTCCAGCTCGCCCAGATCTGTGAGCCAGGCTCGCGGATGGTCGGGCGCAGCTTGTCCCAGCTCTCCTGGCTCACAGCCTGAGCCTCTTCGACCCAGGCGCGCTTGAAGCGGGCCAGCGACTGGATCGAGTCAGCGGTGTGCTGTTGCAAGCCCTCGAAGATGGTCACGCAGCCGTTCTTGCCCAGGATGCGCCGGTCCTGCACCTCGAAGTAGTAGCCCGCGTCCATCGCAAAAATGGCCGCCTCGATCTCGCGCTTGACTGAGAATTCGAGCGACTTCTGCACCTCGCGCAGGCACACCGCATCGATGGGCTCGGTGATCTGCTCCTCGACGAGCAGCGAGGCAAAAAATCTCGACTTTCCCGACCCTCGACCGCCGAACAGCGCCTTATACCGCGCCGGCTCGAGCAGCGGTCGGAACACCGGCGCCGTGTCGATGACGAGCTCGTCGCTCACTTGTTCTCCACGATTCGACGCACGATGGCCGTGAACACATGCGCGCCGCCCTCGCCTGCGCCATCAACCTGCACGGGCACCAACTTCGGGAAGATCACACTCCAAAACGTGGCCTCGTTCTTCGGATCTTCCTTGGCCCAGGCTTGGAGCCGAGCTGCACCGCCCAGTCCCTCGGCCGCCAGTGCGATAGCCTCCTTGGCCATCAGCGTGGGCTTGGTCTGGCCATGCTTTCCTTGGTTAGGCCTTTTCTCGCCTTTTACAAAGGATCCCTTGTTCGCCATCACATCACCTCTCTTGCCACAGCTGCCCATGCGGCGACCGTGCCCTCGACAGTCATCGAGTACTCGTGCCAATGGCCTGCAGCGCCCACAGACAGGCTCACAGGCCACACAGCGCGCCACTCGTCTCGGTCAGCGCGCCAAAACAACACAGGGATCTCTGCGGTGCGGTTGCTTTGCTCGACCGCCTGTGCCCACCAGGCGCGGACCGACCCGCGGCTGGACGTGGCGTGGCGCTTGACCTCGATCGCCCATCCCGGCACGCCGACCAG